GATTAATTCAAATGAACCTTCGAATCCGCTATCGACTGAAGATGCATAATGCACCACAAGTCTTGGTTCTTGTTGAGAGTAGTCGAATGAACCCCATTTGGTTCCTTCATCAGGCAAAAATAACGATCGAATTTGTTTTCCAAATTCTTTGTTTCTGGCTGGGACCTGCTGAAGATTAGGATTAGACATAGACAGACGGCCACTAACAGTGCCGCCAGAGTCAGACTTGAGTTGGTTGATTTCTGCATGGATTCTTCCTTTATGTTCAAATTTAAAAATGGAATCAATAAAAGTAGAGTGAAACTTATTCATCTCTCTAGCTTCTCTGATTAATTTTGCTAATGGATGAGTACAGTTCAATAACCAATTTGCAGTAAAACTAGGTGCTTGAGTTTTTTCTGTTCGGTCATAAGGAATTTTTAATACATCAAATGCTTGAGCTACAGATGCTGCTGCCCAAAGCTCTACATCAATTCCTGATAACTTCTTGATTTCATTGAGTTTTTTCTTCTCTTCATTAACAAAATCTTTTTTTAATCTTGCAGCTTTTTCCATATCCATTCTAATTCCATGTTCTCTCATTTCAATTAAAATAGGAAGTAATTCTGTTTCTAAATTAAATATGGTCGTTAAATTCTGTAATCTTATTTCTGTTTCAAATTTTCTCCAGAGTTTTAAAGTAAGTTCAGCATCTTGTTCCGCATATTCTCCTACAAAAGAAGAAGGTAGTCTCCACAAATCTGCTTTTGCATCTAATCCCCATTCTTCTGCTTTCTCTCTTAATTTAACCTCTGACTTAACTTCTCCTAAATAACTAGCAGCCAATGCATTTAAAGAATAACCTCTTCTATTTTCATCTATGACTGCACCTGCAATCATAGTATCAATAATTTTTCCATTAACTTTTATTCCTGATGCTTTAGTCCATCCAATATCATATGCAGCGTTGTGACAAATTTTATCTGCTTGAGATGCCATTAAATGTGCATACCATTTCATAGTCATAGCAGGATCTAAGTTTCCTCCAGCTTCATGTGCAATAGGAAAATAACCTTTGAATCCATCAGCAGCTACTGCAATACCTACGATCTCTCCGTCTTTAGTTGCCCACCCTGGTCCCTTAACTTTAATGTTTGGATCTCTTGTTTCTAAGTCAATAGCAATAGCTGCTCTGTCTGTTAGATCTGGATATTCCGCTGGTGGAATCCAATCGCTATCAGTAGTAGTAAAAGTTAATTGAGTAGTCATTTAGTTATATAACTTCCTAACATCATTTGATTTGGAACATCTAAATGATAATCAATAATGTCTTCCCATTGATATTCTGGAAGCATTTGTTTCATTTCGTTTTTATCGGGCTCACCATCAAACTCTATTAATATTCTTGGTTTGAAATGTTTTATTGTTTGTAATCCACTTTTAATAATATCTCTTTCTACACCCTCTGCATCAATTTTAAGTAAATCTAATCTATTTAAAAACCTATAATTAAACTTTGTATCTATTTTTGTAACCATGATTGGATAACCCCATGGTTTATGTAAGGACTCAATGGTTAAAGCTCCTGTGTTAAACACCCTGGTGTAGTCAAGTTCTTCTACTTGTTTTACAGCGTTGTAATTATGAATCCCCTCAAAAAAAGTTGTCACGTTAAAGCAATCATTATTAATTACATTAAAATTTAATAATTGGTTTAAAAATCTTTGTATTTCAAAGGTATAGACATGCTTACATAGTTTTGCCATAGCCACCGTATGAGTTCCAACATGAGCTCCTATTTCTATTACTACTGAATCCTTAGTAAGAAATGAAGAATAACATTCATGTATTTTCTTTTCCCAACCGCCTGTATCTTTAATAGATGCTTGAATAAAATCATCACAAGCAGGAAGATAAATATCATTACCAAAACAATTTACTTTATTAATCATTATTGCTCCTTATAATATAATTGATCTAATTCTAAATTAGTTACTTTAGGCAAAGTTTTATTTACAAATAAAAAATCTATTGCCATTAATTTTCCGTTGATAAAGATACTATCTATATCAAATACTTTAAAATTACAATTTGCCATATAGTTAATGTAATGTTCAAACAAAGGAGCTCCTACATTATTATGATGAACAGGACACTCTAATTGTACAAATTTAGTTTTTTGAAATAACTCTAAAGAACCTTCAATAATTTCTAGTTCCGCACCTTGCACATCCATTTTAATTACTTCGTAAGTTTGATTCGGTACAATATCCTTTAAAGGCTTAACAGTCACCTTTTGTTTTTTAAATTTTGCATTTGAATTTTCATCGTATAAAGAGTTACCTGTATCTGCTAAATCATTTTGACTGAAATTAAATTCTCTTTCTTCTAGTTTTTCTCCTACAATCTCTTGATAAAAAGTTCCTAGTATTTCTAATTTTTCTTTAAACTTGTGATTAGGATCTATTAAATAACAGTTTGCATCTGGGTAAATTAATTTAAGTTTAGCTGTCCACGATCCTTTATAGCAACCTACATCAATAGCGTTATTTATTTTAACTCCATGATCTTTTAATCTTTTATATAAATTAGTATAAGCTTCTACTGGTCCTTGCATTCGGCCTTTCGCATTTGTTCAATTTCTAATTCACAGTAATGAATAATTTTTTTTAAATCTTCTATGCCGTTTTTATCTTTGTATCTCACTACGTATTTAACTACATTTCCTTGAAAGAAAGATAAGTTATTAGATGTAATAAAAGTATAAGGTTGTATTTTATGTTTTTGATAATGATTTCCTCCTTCTTGTCTTGATGATGGAAATATTCTTTCTAAGTCTTCTTTAGTTGTCATTGTTTATACTCCTTTGATAGTCAGTAAATATTTTACCCATAGGGAAATAGTAATCATGAGTAGTACGAAGAAAATGAAGAGATTTTCTTGCACGAGTAACCCCAGTGTACCAAACCCTTGCTTCAGCCATTTTTTCAAGACCGTTTTTACCTGAGAAATGAGAGGGCCAATTAGCTTTTTCATAAATAAGAACATTGTCTGCTTCTCCGCCTTTAACTGAATGAATGGTATCTATAATAATATTTGCTTTATCATTCAATTGAATATTTCTCTTTATCATATTCTCAAAATAATCCAAGTCTTTTGAAGTAAATTTTCTGTTTAATACTTTCCACCAATCTGTTTCGGTGGCCTGTAGCCCACAGTCTGCTTTTAATTTGTTTAAATCCAATGGTTCCATCGGATGTATAGATCCCCAGGCTTTATTATCTACTCTTCTCCATCCCGTTTTTATTTCTTGAATAAAATCATACAATATTCCCACCTCTTCTTTTATTAAAGTTTCATGATTAATTAACTTATTCCAATAATTAATGGCATTCCATTTGTTTATATTAAAAGATTTATTTCCTCTCATATCCTGAAAATACAATCCTTTTTGTCTGGCTAGTTCTTTTAATTCATTAACACAATCTCCTACTCTGCCTAATACCATCCAGGATCCATTTAATTGATCAAAAGGTACTTCATTAAATTTAGACCATCGTTCTATTTGTCCCCTAACTTCATTAGAAGTAAATTCTTTTTCTTGTCGAATAGGTATTAATTTTAATATTTGTTTAGACAATAAATGTACGTCTTTATTTAATCTGTAAGACTTTTTTAAAATAACTGTTTTCCCTGGAAAGTTTAAAAAACTATGTACGTCTGCTCCATTCCATTCATAAATTGCCTGGTCATCATCCCCTGCCAAATAAATTCTTTGAGCCTCTACGGCCAATTTTGAGACGAATTTCCATTGCAAAGGAGTTAAATCCTGAGCTTCATCCACAATAAACACCTTATAAGCTCTAGGGGTAATCTCTTCTATATATTTAGAAACCATGTCTGTAAAATCTATACGATAGTCTTTTTTAAATGATTCGTAGTTTCTTACAATATCTTTAAACTGTTTAAACCTAGCTCGTTTTACTTTTTCTCTACGAAAAGCCTCATCAGGATGAATTAACATATTTCTAGCTTTATCATAAATTCGCAAAGACCAATTATTAAATATTTTTATATTTGCATCATCTTCTGTAAATCCAGCATTTACTGTTCCATAAGCTGTATGAAAATCTAACATGTCTGTTTTTGGATCTAATACTTGAGCACTACGTAAATGATTTTTACAAAAAGAATGAATAGTTCTAAAATTACTAAAATCTTCTTCTTTATAATCTTTAAATTTTTTAAGTACTCTAGATACTGCTTCGTCTACGGCTTTGTTAGTAAATGACACATACACAATGTCATGAGGGTTAACACCTAATCGTAGATGTTTTTCTAGTAATTTAATTAATCTAGTTGTCTTTCCCGTTCCAGGTGGACCAAATATCTTAAATGTTTTATTGATTATCTGGGTCAAAGGACGGAAGTTTCTTTTCAAATTTGACATTACGATCTTTTATATCTTCAAATTTAGGTTTAGGAATCTTCCACAATCTAGCAGTGTAGTCTCTATGTTTCCTAATATACTCTGCTCCATTGTCTATCAAAAGTTCCTTTACTTCTGATGGTTTAAGGTTTTGTCCCTCTTTCTTTAAAAACTTTTTAAATACTTCTGCTCTAAAAAATAAATAATTATCTTCTTCAAATATATAATCACTTTGAGTTTGTGAAATATGATCTGCAATTTGATTATCATCGGTAAAGTTTTTAAATAAATATTGAAACTCATCTTTATCATCATCGGTAAAGTCATATCCTTCTACATCTGTTTGAATTGTTTTAAGATAATTTAGCCATAAACCAAATTCCTCTGTCTTCATTGTTTTCCATACAATATCTGCATCAAACAATTCTGTTTTTAATAATTGCTGCTGACATAATTGTTGTCCTGTTAATCGAACAGGTTTTTTATCAATGGTAAGAATATATTTAGGAGGTTTGGTATTTATTTTTTGAAACGAATCTACAGAAAAACTATAATTACTTCTTCCAATTCCTAATTTTCTTTTAATACATAAGTCTTGATTGCAAAATCTTTTTGCAGGTGGTGTATTACACTTATAGTTATATTCTTTTTCTTTACTTAAACTATTAATAATAGTTGCCTTAACTTCTTTAGCTGGTAAAGCATTTGCTCCCCAATTTTTATTTACTGTTTGTAATTCATCTTCCCATGCACCGTCTTTACCAAGTTTTTTAATCATACAGACACCAACATTGAATAAAGCTTCGTTTCTTCCCCCTGCTTCCATGCTAGTAGTCATAAAAGATTGAACACATGGAGGATATTCATTAAACATTTCATCTCCATTATCTTTTACTTCTATCTTAATCTTATAAAAATCTTCTGGTTTGACTAAATATTTTTTAACTTCTTTTTCTAATTCAGCAATAGGTATCGAGTGGCCGTTATTGTTTATTGCATAACGCATAGTCAATTCACAATTGTGATAAGGTAAGTTTAGCCAATTACCTATTGTTCCTAATTCTACATTAATAGTTCTTTGTTTAGGAAATATTTCGCAGTCTCC